AAGAATGAACAAAATATAAGCGATATATTCGACTCTTTTGTAGAGGCAAGAGGAAGAGACAACAACATTAAATCATCTCTTATTTTGATAGAAACAAAAGATGAGAGACTTATACATGTAAAAGGGGAAGAAATAAGCATAGCCGAATCGGTATTCGAACTTTGTAAAGAGGTTCCATCAATCAAAAATGTGATGGAAGTCGTATTGAAAGCATTGGAGAAAGAGAAACAGGCAAAAGCAACCGATGAATCGAATTAAAGCACTATTTATCCTTCTTTTCCTCGCCTCCTGCATACCGAAGGAAATACCGGAAGAACCGCCTTTGCCGGACAACGAACGTCCGGGAATGAACATCACCATAGACACTACCGAAATTGTCGTTAAAAACGATACCATTCTGTTATGACACGATTAGAAGAATATCTCAATACCCGTTTGGCTAATATCGGGCTCTCTGCCGCTGAAAACAAACGAACCCTATACTACTCCGGTCAACCGAAAGAAGTACCTATTATCGGGCTGAACGAGCGCAAGCAGGCCATTACATTGCCCTATTGCGATCCAAACGGAGAAGTCGCCACTTATGAATACGAAGGCCGGCAAATCCCCTTCGAGCGGCTCCGGTACATGGAACCGCAGGAGTACGAGGACAAAGACGGGAAGGAAAAGACGATGCGGTACAGCCAACCGCCGAAAACCGGTGTATATACCTACATGACGCCCGGCATAGTCAGGAGATACCGGTTAGCTGAGAAAATAAAGACACTGTTTATCGTCGAGGGCGAAATCAAAGCCCTTTCCGGCGATGTGCTGGGGATCCCCATGATAGGGATCGGCGGTATTCAAAACATCAAGGATAAGGAGAACAATACGATCGACGACTACATACGAATGATTATCTATCGTTGTAAGCCCGACAACGTGGCGCTGCTTTTCGACGCCGACCTGCTCGATGTGAAATATTCCGAGGACAAAGATCTGGCTACGCGCCTGCAAAACTTTTGCTCCGCCGTCATAAACTTTATGGAGTATATGAAGCCCTTCGATGTCGATTTGTATTTCTCCCATATAGCCACCAAATACAGCGAATCGGCAAAAGGGTTGGACGATTTGATCGCCACGCTGAAACCCAAGAAGAAAACAAAGCTGGTTGAGGAACTGAACGACTTGATTACCGGCAGGAAAGATTTTATAAACTGCATGGCTCTTTCTCCCGGTATCAAATACAAGCTCGAAAAATACTTCTTCCTCGACAACGTGGCGAATTTTTACGAGAATTACAAAACCATATTGGAGGATAGGATATTCAAGTGGAAAGGAGCCTCTTATTACTTCGACGGTAGCAAGGTAGTCAGGGACAATCTCACCAAAGCCAAGATGTTTATCAAGGTGGCCGACCAGTATTACCGAAAATGTATCGTATTCGACGACGACCACGACAAAGAGCACAAACAGCCCATTATGAAGCTGGTAAGGTATAACGAAGGAACGGTAAAACAGGAAGTGAAGGATATTTCGCTTATCCCCCGTTACCAGATGTTTTTTAACGAACCGGAGAACACGAATAAATACAGGAGGATAAAGCGGGAAGTTTTCGAAGGCATAGAGACAGTAAGCTATAATAGATATAACCCGGTGTATCACGACATAAAACCGGGGAACTGGAAAACGATAGAATCCTTTTTGCGGCATATCTTTTCCGATACCAATTTAGCGGGGGAAACGATGTATGAGTTCGGATTAGATTACATACAGCACACCTTTTTCGAGCCCCGAAAGAAAATGCCGGTCCTCTGTTTCGTTTCGAAAGAACGGAATACGGGAAAATCGACTTTCCTCTATCTTATGCGAGCTATATTCCAAGAGAATGTTATCGTTGTAGACTCGGACCGGTTAAACAGCCAATTTTCAAGCGTATATTCCGATAAATTGATTGTAGGTATAGAGGAAGCCTTCGTAAGTGAAAAGAGGACGGAAATAAAGGAAAAGATAAAGAACTGGGCGACCAATCCCAATATGTTAATGGAGCAGAAAGGGAAAGATGCCAGCGAGATAAAGAACTACATGCACATCATCGTATGCTCGAACAACGAAACGAACTTCATGCAGATAGACGAAGGGGAAAACCGTTATGCCGTACTCAAAGTAGGGGTATTGGAAAAAGATGATCCTTTTATCATGAGTAAGATGGAGAAAGAGATCGGGGCCTTTCTCTATTACCTTTCGAAAAGGGAGTATCATTACGAATGCGGGGAGTCGAGAATGGGATTCAAGCCGGAAGTATATATGACGGAAAGTTTGATCCGGGTACAGGAGCGCACGGAAAACAAGGCCGTTAAAGAGATAAAGGACTTTATCCGGCAGAGCTTTATCGACTACGGAACTGTTGAATTATATTACTCTCCGAAAGATCTGGCGATAGAAATCAACCAAGTGGGAGGATTCACTATCTCGAAATCGACGATCATCGATTTTCTGAAATACGATTTGAACATCAAGCCGGAACCCATGATGCGGTATGACTACTATGTGATGAAAGCGGATCCCAATACAGGGACGATAAGACCGGAAAAGGGTGGAACCAAGACCGGAAGGCCCTATAAATTCGAACGGAAAGATTTTATAAAGGAGGAATAAAAGATGAAAATAGAGGATATTAAAAATGCCGCATTAGAATGTGCCCTATTTGATGATGGTTATTATAACCCCGACTTACTACCTGCATATATAAATGGGTTCACGCGTGGTGCAATATGGCGTATTGATTCAGTGTGGAATGAAGCAAACAATAAGCCAGAAGCTGGCAGACTAAGTTTGGCTTTTTGTAAATCTATACCGATAATAAGAGGGCCACACTACATCGATTTAAATACATTGAAAGATTTCAGAATTGATAAATGGGCATACATAGAAGATTTATTAACCAATAAATAGGAGGAATAAGAGATGTTTATTTTAAAATGGATAAAAGCAAAGAAAAACGGTATACCATTATATATTAAAGACAAATGGTATAATTATAGGGCGATGATGACAGAAAGTGAAGCGAAAACAACAGATCATATACAGATATACGATGACAATGGAAAATATATCGTCCCCAAAAAAGGAGTTACTGTTAATGTTTTTTTCTCAAAAAAGAAAGTTATAGCTACTTATGTAATAATAGGGATTCATGAAGAATCGCGGAATAAGGATTGGTTATATGCTTACGATTGGGTAAATGTAGATTTATTTTTCGTCGGAAATATAAAAAAAGATATGAGAAAGGAGGAATAAAAGATGAAAATCATTCAATCACAAACGATAATTATTACAGATAACAATCAAACAGCAAAAGCGTATATTGATTTCTGCGACAAAAGTTTATGTGTTTCTGTTGTAAGCAATAATAAACAGTTCGATTTCGGACTTGATGAAAACTTCTTGAAGATGCTAGCTTACGGATATAAATTAAACTGTGAAAAGTACGATAATGAGAAAGGAGATAAGCCATGAAAGAAAAGGAAATAAACGAAGTCATGGAAGCGGTACGCAGGATGCGGACCTACCAGAAGAAAGCCGCCGGTAAAAGAAATGATTACCAATTCCAAGACGCGAGGCGACAGGCCGAGAAGGAAGTGGACAGGTTAATCAAAGAATGGGAGGATCAAGAATTTCATAAACGACAAACACAATTATTCTAATCTTTCAAGGTCCCAAATTGGGACCTTGAAAGATATATTTTGAGGACGCAAATAGTGACCTCAGAAGAAACCGATTGGATATCACAAATTGTGATTTCAAGATACATTCCAACTTATAAAAAATAGAAAAGATGAAACACCGATTTTTTTTTGCCTCGCGCTGCTGGTGGCAGTGGCAGGCTGTAAGAGCAAACAGAAGTTAGTCAAGTCCGAGTTTATCGAGAAACAAACCATCGACACGATACAAGTACCGGCCGAGCGATCCACGCTTACCGGTACTTTGTCGTATATACCTGGAACCGGAATTGTATTTACCGGAATAGACCAGAAACAAACACCGGGGATCGAGACCTCTGTTTCCATCAGCGGCGACACGCTGAAAGTGGAAACACGGACACAGGAGAAGAATATCCCAGTCGTCACCGCCTCGACTACCGTAGAAAACAAATATGTGGAGGAAAAAGAAAAGAACGTATTTAAAAAGATCATGGAAGCAATAGGATTGATAATCGTGCTTTTTCTTATCATTTTGCTAATTCGTATCAGTCCGAGAAAATGATAAAAAAAATTTTTGACTGAAAACTTGTTACATTTGTTACATTTGTTACAAAATAGAGATAATAATATGATAATAAAGACATTATATAATAAAAAAGTTGTAACAAATCTTGTAACAAAATCGGAAATTGTAACAAATCGATTTTTACGTTCCCGGATTGTAACAAATTTTTTTTACACGAACGCCTCTTGTAAAAAAGTTTGTTACACCGTGAAACGCTTTACACATCGGCTTTTTGAAAGATTTACCCCATCATGTAACAAATGTAACAAGATTTTCGCGCAAGTCACAGGATTTTTTTCGGGCAAAAAAAGAATATAACGATAAAAACACAAAAGATTTTCAATAGATTACATGGTTTTTCTCAATAAATTCATTAAATTTGAAAAATCGTAATAGCTTTATTATTAGCTATTTAAAAATTAAGTTGATTTTTGCAACCATTTTCGGACATAAATAAAACATTAAAAAAACAAATAGACATGCAAATCGATATTGTGACGAACAAAGAGATAGCGCGTCGGTTGAAGATCAGCGAGAGCAAAGCGTGCCGGTTGGTACGTCTGTATCGCGATGCGCATTCTTTGCCCAAATACTCGCCTGTCGAGTGGGTAAAGTTCTGCGATTTTCTCGGTTTGGAAGTTAAACCGAGTTAAAAGACGGTCAAAAATTTCATAAATTGCAATTCTTGCAGCCTCCGGTAAGATGATACCTATATTCGTTCCGCATTAAATAATATGTGCGAATGAATAAAGCGGTAAAATGGCTCGTAGGAGGTGGCCTCTTACTCTGGTTATACAATAAGTTTGCAACAGCAACGGCATTGATGAAAACGAACATCGAAGTCGTGGGATTCCGTTTTTTCTCTATCAAGTGGGATTATACCACGGTAGATATAGATTTCCAACTGCAAAATCTTTCGCAGAACAGGGTCGTCCTGAATGGAATCCAATTAAGCCTGTATTTGAACGGTACGTTCGTCGGCTCGTCGAGCCAAAGCCTCAATAATGTAGTTTTGGAATCTTACCAGACTGTGAAGGTACGGGCGCGGGTAAGCCTGAAAACCTCTAAACTGCTTAGCCTCCTGAATGCTTATTTGGCCACGAACGCCAGCAAATACCACATCGATGTATCTATAAACGGACGACTCGGAGCCAACGGAACCAGTTACCAGTTTACCCCTTCTTTCTACGTGCGTATTCCTTCGCTGGTTTCCCTTGTGGAAATGATTAAGAACCTGTTTTCGAGCGGCGACAAAGTTACCGATGTCGCCCATGACAAAGACGCGGAAGTAACCGAAATAACCTCTACTACGGAATGATCGCACAAGCAGAACATAAAGATACGATAATCAATCGTCAGGGCAAGACGAAGGATATCATGCAGGCAGTCGTCGATTGCTACAACTCCGACTATGCACAAGTTCAGGAGTTGGCCGATAACCTTCCGGGGAATGATACCCTTTCCCGTTGCCGGGCTGTTTTCGATTTCGTCGATAAAAATATCAAATATCAGATCGACCCTTTGCAAAAGCAATGGATCAGAACCCCGGCGAGGTTATGGAGCGATGGCGAGGGGGATTGTAAGAGCTTTTCGATCTTTATTTGCTCGTGCCTTCGGTGCATGGGTATTCCTCACTTGTTCCGGTTCGCCGCTTATGAAGGCAACAGCGACCCTACGCACGTCTATGCGGTTGCCATCGACGAAAGCGGAAAAGAGATCATCGTCGATCCCGTTTATCGGGACGAAAACGGAAAAGCCGTCTTTAACAAAGAATGTCCATATACAAAAAAAATAGATATGAAAGGAACCACAGAAATAAGCCGGTTATCCGGTCCCGGCATCGGTTATTTTACCGAAACCGAAATGATCGAGATACAGGGCAAGGAATATTTGCCCCGTGTGGAGCAAGACTTTTTAATTAACCTGAACGCGTTGAATACCTTGTATAAGGGAGCTGTCGCAGCGAAAGACGAAGCATTTGCCAACCGTATAGAGAACCTTATGGACGTGGCGACGGTGGCTATTCTTTTATATGAATATTCGGAAGACGGATTCGGCGATGTCGAAAAGGGCATCTCTTGTCTCCGGGTGATGTACGACGAAGGGGCCTTTAACCAGCCTGTCGGAACGACCAACGAGCAACGTTCACAAGTAATGAATATCATGGTTAGTGCTATCGTACAAAAGTCTGCTGATGTGATAGCCAATGAAGAAGATATCGATTACCTGCTCGAAACTACCGGTATCAGTACACCGGGTTTCGACGCTTCGGAGTTCCTCGGTAGCGATGTGGCTGTCGGGAGGGCTTCATATCGACAAATGAGAGCGGCATCCCTTTCGGGATCAAAACCAACACAGGCAGAAATAAATAAGATAGAACAAGCTCTTACAACCAATGCGGAATATTTTATGTACTCTTTTATTCCTGATAATAGAGTATCAGAGTTTTCGCATCTTCCTGTTGTATTAGAAAAAAGGGCTTATTATAAGGATTTCTATAACAAGCTGAATAAAAATAATGTATTAACGCAAGAACAGGCTTTGTCAGTTGTAAATTCGGCTATCTACTCCAAATATGGTTATAGTGGTCCCATTTTTTTAATTATGATTCGTGATGGAAAAATTCCTGTTGTGGGTGATGCTTCCTTTCTATCTATTATAACAGCTATTGCAGGATTAATATCTGCAATAGGAACCCTTCTTTCAAAAATATTCGGAAAAGATGAAGATGAGATGAATGAGGAATTAAAAGTAAATGGACCGTCATCGACAGATGGACTCTTTACTGTTACAGATAGTAATAACTCATATCCCGATAACAGTACCACGGACAATCCCCTATTAGATTTCAGCAAGCCGACAGGAACTGTCGCCAGCTCGAATCTTCTCGGTATTCTACTGGTAGGCGGCGTATTGATGGCTTTGATATTCGGCGGAAGCGGCGACAAGAAAAAGAAGAAAAAATAACTTTTATAAACCCCTAAAAAATAAATAAAATGGCAAAACTAAAAAAGTACCCCAAACAACCGAAGATGAAAAGCTCGGTAGAGGTTTGGAAACGCTACGAAGAACGTTGTCGTGAAGTAGATCGCTACAACAACGACCTCAAACGGAGGGAAGCGGAGAAGAAACGCATCATCGACAAAGTGCGTAAAATGAAGTAAGTAATTAACAGGTAAAAAAGATTGTTTTATGAAAAAGAAAACGAAAACGGACAGAATCGTTAAAACTGTCCTCGGTGGAGCCGCAGGCGGCGCCATCACTCAGGTGGTGAAAGGAACCATCATGAAGGGAAAGAAACCTTTATATACCGATTTGGCCGCAATCGCCATCGGTGCTATCGCTCCCTCCCTCGTGAAGATGGACGGTATCGGCGAATTGGGCGCGGGCATGATAGGTGCGGGAGTCGCAGGCGTGATCGCAAGCTCGGTCCCCTCGTTGGCCGGTACTCCGTTCAGCAGATTCAATAACGCCCTGTACGGTACGGCTTACCGCCAAAGCATTCTTTCCGGTAAGGATCAAAAAAAAAATCGAAACAGCGTCCTGATGTAAAAGGATCGCCGTTTAAAAATGTCTTATTTTAAAACAAGGTAAATTATGAATAATCAATTTATAGCGCCTTACCTTCGCAAACGTTGGGAGGACGCAAGAAAAAAAGTGCAGACGCTGAGTCCCGAACTTTTCCCCCAATCTTCCTATCTCCGGATAGACCAGACTCTGGTAAACGGAGTAGGCAACTATGTTTTCGATCCCATGCGCCAGAATGGACAGCAGGGCACATACGGGCAGTTGTTGAACCGTAACGATTTATTCCTTGCCTATGGCATGGGGTTGTTCCTGAATTACCAGCTGACAGCCAATCCGGGAGCCTCCGTACTCGCCACTTCATTATCCGATCTCGTTGCCAAAGCGAAGGGAATGGGTTCGACCGACACGATCCCCGTAGATGTTCAATGCGTTTATGGCGGTTCGCTTCGTTTGCAAACCGGAACGACGGTAACATTCGAGGCTTTGGAAACCTCCATCTTCAACGTATCGCACCAAGCAGCCAACAGCGGAACAACCGATGCCGCAGTCGTATCGCTCGACAGTTCCGTACTCGACGAGATTTTCTATACCCCGGAAATGATCGCTTTCGCCGGAACGAAAGAACAGACTTTCAGTCTGAAATTCCCGTGTGCCAACACATCGGTATTCCAGCCGGCAAACTCTCCGAAAGGCTCCGTAGGGTTGAGTCTCGTTATGCTCGGCTTCCTCGTGAAGAACGGAGCTCTGTTGCTCGAAAACTACAAGGGCGACGTGAACGATTTCCTCGCCCCCGCGTGATGATTCCATAATAGTGTCAGACCATCGATTTCCCGGAGTGACCTCTATCTCCGGGAAATCTTAAAAAGAAAAGAAATGAGGGAATACGTTATACAGAATGTAGACTTTATACAATTAACTGTGAATCCGGGCGAGGATCGGGTTTATTTTCCCGTGTCTACCCATTTGCAGGGAAAGAAGGTTTTATATTTGGAAGTCCTTAATCCGGATAAGGGCTTGGACCTTTCCGGCCGATATCCCATTTTATCGCCCGATAGTTTATTTGTAACGCTGTATGATACTTCCGGGAATTTAATTATTGATACCCTCTTTATCAACTATTTCTCAACTCTCACAGGAAATGACTTGCCGAGAATAGACAGTGAGATAGATTGGGAAAGATCGTTTATTTCGGTCCCTGTTTCAGTCAAACAAACCTCTGTCTTGTTCTTTTCGGTATATATCGGATCGGAAAATCTACCTGTCCCATCTCAAAAGAACTTATACAATCTAACCCTTCCTTCTGTTGCCGGAACGATGGAAATATCTCTTTTCCGAAAGGTTCAGGCGTTGAAAGGAAAAAAAATAACCGGTGTATATGCGATGGTCGGGTCTACGGCAGGTAAGCCGGATCAATTATTTGGATTCATAAACGGATATCTGTATTTGGTTCCGAAAGATAAAACCAGATATATCAATTACATTCCGTTACAATTTATATATGGAATGTCTCTTACCTCGATTTATGAATACTATACACCGATTTCTTTGCAACGAAAATTCATAGATCCGGTAGAGATCGATTTCAACCGAAGCAAAATTTTGATACGATCCACGGACGAAACTATACAAACCCTAAATTTATCTTTCTATTATGAATAATATCGGTTTATCATATCTTCCCTTTACCGGAGCTTATTCCATTGTTGTGGATATGAGCCAAGCTAAACCCGGTGAGCGCGTGTATTTACCGGACACACCTGTTTTGTCCGATAAGTTTATTACCGGCGTTTTTGCCTTTTGGTCGTATGATGGTAATATACAGGACCCGGACGGAAATCTTATAGACGGAAACAGGCTTTACTATATGAATCTTACTCTGGTCGATTTGGAGAATGACGATTTTATATCGAATGTTCCTCTGGTTTATTTTTCCTTCGGAGGTCGTCAGATACCCGTAAATCGCTACCTCGTACTGCCGAACTGCTATATTACGAATAATTATGCTGCAAGCCCGGCAAATCATATCATGCTTACCTTCTTCTATACATCGAAGGTTGAGAATAATGTGCTTTCTCCGGTTAGAAAACTGAGAATCCAATCGATGAACATTCCCGTATATTCCAATTCGTCGAATAGATATTACTTACCGGATAATCGGGTTCTTGTAGATAAAAAATTTAGAAATATCTATTCTACGTCGGTTTTTGTAAACACGACGACCCCCTCTGTAAAGGAAATCGTAGCGCCGGATAATTCGTTTTTAACTCTTATTCTGCGATCGGATATCATATTATACCGCTTCCCTGTATTATATCTTTCACAATGGAATTTCCCTTTTAGACTGAATATGGATAATCTGCAAGCCGACTTACCGAGCTCCTATATAGAGCTCTCCCAAAATATCGCCCAGACGGTAGGGGATAAGGTCGTTTTCTTGAACTTTGAGTATGAAGATTAAAACTGACTGACTATGATACGCGGAAAAGAAAATCTAATCGAATGGGTGAAATCGACGCCGAACGTGAAACAGATACAGATTCGCACCTCTCCCGGCGCTGATGCTTTCCAGTTCCAAAGCGAGGAAGGCGAGAATAAAAAGACGATGGAAGATCGATTGTCCCGAACCCTCGAATATTTGGAGCCGGGAAAATATTACATCGAGATGTCCGATGGAAACTCCCGGAGAAACTGGTATCGGGATTACTTCGTGCTGGAAGATGATGTAACGTCCGTTTCCTCCCAGACGGGAGCAGTGAATATCGGCGGCGTGCCTTCCGATGAAGTGGACCGGAGAATCGCCGCGGCACTCGACGCCCAAAAGAAAGAGTTCCGTATCGCCGAGCTCGAATCGAAGGTAAAAGAATACGAAGAAGAATTAGAGGAACGGGAAAGCCCTTTGCAGTCCGCGATCGGCCGTGTAGCCCCTTATCTTCCGGCTATCCTCGAAAGGTTTTTCGGACGTCCGGGCATGCAGGTAGGCGTTGCCGGAACTTCGCAGCCTATCCGGGTTCCAGCTCCGGATCCGAATACCGACGACAACTCCCGGATATTGCGGATCGCCGAACGGCTGGCAGCCATCGAGCCCGATTATCTGAATCTGTTGGAAAAACTGTGTGACAAATTGGAAGAAAACCCCGCTCTCTTGGGCATGATTAAACAATTCGCTTGATATGAAATACAATCCTAACCTATTCAATAAAGGGGTATTCCCCCGATTTACCAGTGTGACGGTGTATGCAAAACCTTCGTATAGTTCAGATGTCCTGTACGAAATAAAAGGTTTTGCCGGAATGACAGACGGGAATTATGAAAATGTGGACGGCTGGAACTGGTATCGGCTCGGCGCTGTCGATGGAAAAAATGTATGGGGTTGGGTGCGTGAAGATTATGTAGAGTTAAAGACGGTCGATCCTATCAATAACGAAGCGGCGCAATCTCAATTAAATCTTATTATAGAGAACGATAAAAATAGCATGATCAATCTATTAGTAGCCTCTCGTGGTTGTTCTATGCTTGAAAGTTCCGGTAGAAATGTATCTTCTATAAAAAATGAGATTCGCAATCTGTATATCGACATCGTTAACCGGAATAACATAATCGCGTCAATGCCCAACTTGGACGATAAGGTTTACGGTGAGCCTGTTTTAGATAAATTCGCTTCTGACCTTCGGAATATCGTAACACAAAATGCGGTAGGTATAGCGTGGGTTCCCGTACTTGTTATTGCTGCCATAGTTTCGCTTTCATTGGGTGCAGCGTATTATGTCTATGACAAGACTAAGACTCTTGCTTCCAATTCGAATGTGTCCTACAAGGCATCGGATAAAGTTGTCAAAAAGGTTTATTCCAGTCTGACCGAAGAACAAATTCAAATATTGGAAGACGATATAAACCGACAGATGAAAGGCGCTTTTACAACTGGGTATTGGAAAAGTGCTACCAATATAACATGGTTTTCTATACTGAAATATGGAGCCATTGCCGTAGGTGCTATTTGGGTGGTCAAGTGGATTAAAAATAATTTTTAAATTATGGCAAATCTATTCAATCCAGCATATATCGATCCAAATTCATATATCAAATTTCTAACAAAAGAGGAGTTGGAAATATGGTGTAGTAATGCTGTGCATCCACCTCTCAATACTCAAAATTTCAAGATAAATACTTGGAACTATAATTACAATACCGTACCACTTTTAAAACCGGAGGATTTAGTACATGAATGGCCCGGCTCTTCTCCGTATTGGGAAGAATTAGAAAGTCATTATAAATCTGCTGCAATAGGATATTCCAAAGAGTTGCAAGGTATATCGGTCGGTCGTCTTTGTACCTTTTTATCATTGAGGGCGCGCCCCTCGAATGATGCTTTCTCTGTATTCAATATGCACATGAATCAATTTTATAAACATTCGAAAGAAAATGAGGGGCATAAAACCGATACAGAGTATACATTTCGATTTCCTTTGGTTTTGACCGGTCAATTCATTGATATGCCTGATGGACGTTGGCATTATGTGTATGTTAAAGAACATATTCAATTAAATACTGTATTTTGGTATTGGCGATATCTTCCAAGACCTGAATACGAGACATATAAGGAGCTGTATGAATGGACAAAAGAATTTATGGGATTTGTCACTCCCGAAGATTTTGAATCAATTCTTAAAAATTATGAGGTATTTAAATTCGGATTTGTTCGTGAAGATCTTATATCGTTCTATGAAGATTATGAAATAAATGGACAAAAAGTAAATATATCATTTCGTCGAGAGATATACGGCCCAAAATATGAATATCCTATGTTCTACAATTATGATTATCAATATAGTTATAATGCTGAAAATGGTTATTCGTATCTTTATATATTGCTTCCCGGATCTTTTTTGAGAGGGGACAAACTTGATTATCCTTTAACGAATGTTACTCAAAGGATATACAAATGGAATCCTGACATAGATAGTCATTTAAGAATTAACGCTTACCCCAATGGAGGCGACCCCGATTTTATGGAGGATTGGGCCGACGAAATCAAAGCCGATTTGGATATCGATAACGGGACTTCGGACCATAACCCATCTACGGAAGTAGTCGAGAAAAACGTATTGGCCGGAGCCGGTGTATTGGCTCTTGGTCTGTTGTTGTTGAAAAATAATATGTAGCGATATGGAACGGAAAGACAGAAAAAAAAGAATCATCATGCCGTCCCGGAATAATACCGCGCTTCAATCCCCGGAAACCTCGGACGATGGCGCCCTTGACGGTGGAGGATTCGATGACGTGGTAGTCACCGGTCAGGATTTGCGCTGGAAGAAGTGGGCAGTTGCGATTGGAGCGGTAGCCCTTGTTTGGTTTTTAGTCATTCAGGAAGAATAACAATATAAATAACTATGTATCATGTGGTTCGAAAATAAAGTAACAAGCAATAAGGAAGCATTCTTGCAGAAGGTACGACTAATCTGCGCGAAACTGGGTATAGAGCCCGATTGGCTTATGTTCGTCATGAACTCGGAGAGCGGGTTGAATCCGGCGGCTTATAATCCGAATGGCGGAGCGTCGGGCCTTATCCAGTTCATGCCGGACACCGCGAGGGGGTTAGGCACGACGACCGAAGCACTGCGGAAGATGTCGAATGTTGCCCAACTCGACTACGTGTATAAGTATTTTTATCCGTATCGGGGCAAGATGAGCTCTTTGTATGATCTTTACCTCGTTACCTTCTTCCCTGCGGCTCTCGGCAAGCCGGACGGTTATGTGTTGCAAACATCGACACTCCCGGCGAAGGTGATAGCCGACGCAAACCCCGGTATCGATTTGGATCACGACGACCGGATTACCGTCGGTGAATTTAAAAGGTGGATCGATCTAAAAAAAAAAGTATGGGGTTAGAAAGCGGATTCAACGTATTTGTCATTGCTGGCTCCATCATTTGCGCCGGTATAATATTGTGGTACATTTTTAAACGAGATAACGATGATTAAGCCTCTAAAAATCATATATAAGAATACGATCCGAACATCGAACGGGACGATCGAGAACGAGGGTCCAAACTCCCCCTCGATTATCATATTCCGCAATCAAGGCACATCGATTGCCTATGTATTGGGAAACGTGAAGATATTCCCCGGTGAATCGTGGCAGTTGAAAAACGATCCCGGAATCGTGATAGAAAACAGCTTTACGGTGACATTCGACACATCGGTTCCCGGATTAGAGAACAACTTAGCCGTTATTCGCGGATATTATAAAGATTAAAAACATTTCTGTTATGAACGAATATCAACCCTTAGACATAAATAGGAACCCTATCGGGGTTTTGCAGCCCGGAAAGCAATATTACATTGAAGGAAGCGGGGATTCGGTAGAATTGCCCGAAGCCGGTGTGTATATGTTGAGCGTTGAAAGCGGAAAAGTCATACAAATCGATTACCCGGACGGCACAGACAGCCGGTTAGTTTTGGCTACCGGAACGATTATCAGTTTCTATTTCCCTGCTGGAACGACTATTAGTGTCGGAGATGAAGATTTGCAGCTTAACATCAATAAAATGCGGTAAGCCATGAGTTTAGGAAGATTGGGATTAGTCCAAGCCGGGCAACCTTCGAAGAAGTGCCCCACGCTTGCGGAGATGACAGCCGACGCTACGGCCACGGCTGCCGATATTATGGCTGGAAAGACGGCGTATGCACGGGGAGAGAAGTTGACGGGCACACTCGTACCCGTTACCAAAATCGACGTGGCAGCGGAGGGGATTAAATTCGCTTTTTCCACCTTTGAGGAAGTACCGGAGATATTCGATTTCTCGAATGTGACGGATTTGTCATACATTTTTGACTCCTGCAAGAAATTAAATTCTCTGCCTCCAAATTTGGCTTTTTCGAAAGTTACCAAAATAGAGGCAGCTTTTCGTGGCACAACAAGTCTAAATGATGAAGTAAATATAGAGCCGTTAGATGTGCCGTCATTAGAAGGAATTTTTCAGAGAAGTAATATAAGTAAGATCTTAAATTTATCCGTTCAAAGTGCATATACCGCATTTAACGCCTTTGAAAGTTCAAAACTAACGGAAATAGGCAATATCGATTTACCGGATATCGTCACCGCGACATACGCTTTTTCAAATATTCCTATCGTTCATTTCCCGAAGATAAATATTCCGAAAATTGCTAATTGTAGCTTTATATTCTATAATAACCAATCTATGGAATCTCTTGAATACTGGGATTTTTCGAACGTAACAGTAGCAACAAACATGTTCAAGGGGTGCTCGGCTTTGTCGTCGATCGGCGATGTGATCTTCTTACATACCTCTCTATCGCTGGCAGATTCCCCGAATATCGATGAAGAGACTTTGAATCGATTCGGAGGATTTGCCAATGCTGCCGGAGAAAGCGGTGTAGCTCCATTAAAAACTTTGGGACTACCGGCCGCTACGTTGACATTTAACACGGCTGCACAAACTTTTTTGGAAACGGAAGGTATCATAGCGAAACTGACAGATGAGAATTGGACGGTTAATTTCGCCGATTCGATGTAATGGATAAAAGAACACAATCAAACAAAACCTCATAAAAAACAAATACCCATGAATATAGAAGAAAAGACCTATCAAAAGATTACTCCTGCAACGGAAGGTAATTACCTGACTACCTATCAAGAAGGCGACGATATAAAGACTTACGAGGGAGTAAAAGCGATGTACACGCCGGCAGACTTCGACTCTTCAACCGTAAGGGAGATTACACCGGAGCAACATCTAAGCTACCAAAAAGCCAAAGAACAGGCTTTGCAGGAGGAAACAGAACAGGGAAATAATGCTTAATAACATATATATGCAGGAAAGAAATGTAATCTCCGGCATGTTGGCAAGTTGGCTAACCTCGTTCATCGAATTCGTGGAGCCGGTGAAATGGTTCATCGTGGCAGCCCTATGTTTGATTATCGCCGATTTCAAGTTTGGGATAGAAGCCTCTAAAAAAAGAGGCGAAACCATACGGAAAAGCCGGGCGATCCGACGTACTGTCAATAAGATGATCGACTATATATGTTGGATATTGGTTGCAACCAGTTTCGGGGCGGCATTCGGTCAACCTTTCGGGATTCCCATACTCCCGGCTATTGTCCTTTTCGTGATATACGGTTGCGAGATAAATTCCTGCTTCAATAATTATTTCGAGGCTCACGGGAAGAAGTTGCGGATAAATGTGTTCAAGTGGGCGAGAAGCAAGTCGGATATTATAGAACCGGAGGAAAATAAAAGCGATTAACCGTTTGCATAATAAAACGATACAATATATATTTGCAGTAGGATTACAGATATTTATTTCTCCATAAATATAGAGCGTGCGAAATCACCTAAAACTATCCTGTGCGAGCGTGATCTCCTTAAACTAAAAGAAACGAAAGTAAGAACGTATTTAACGGAACTACCTGAAACACGAAAATGAAAAAGCCGGTTAATCACCGGCTTTTCTTGTTTTGACTTGTCGCAAAATTTGCGACAACTGGATATTATAGATTGTTGTATATAAGTTCCGGCGGAATAGCCGATATTTTCGAGAAGGCGAAAAGTTTCTTTCCCAAGTCTTTCAGCGAAGCGCCTATATGGTAGATTTCCCCATCGATGATTAGGAACCGATCGTGCGCCTTTGTGTATAATTTGACTTTTACAGGCGAATACTGGGCGTTGAATCGCTTGATGTCGAGCTCTAATTGCGGAGTGATCTTATCCGTATAAATCACCACCGACACCGATTTTTCTCGTTTCCCGAATAAGGTCAGGACAGACTCGTCTATGTAGTTGTCGAAAAGGACGATACTCTTTCGAGCTGACTTGACAAGATCGCAAACGAATTTGTAGGCGTCGAATATCTGGCCGGCAAAAAATATTCCCTCTATCGGCGGTAAGGAATGGCGGACGAAAAAATCTACTTGGTTGCTGATCCTTTGTATTTCGGAGTCATATCTTTGGAAACGGGTATCGATTTTGTCTTCCAATCTTTCAAACCGATGGTTTAAGGAATAACCTTTCAACATATAATCTTTTAGAACAGAATTTGCCCAACGTCTGAAAAGTGTAGCGTTTTTTGAGTTTACCCGATAGCCTACCGATAGAATAGCATCTAAGTTATAGACTTTTGTTTTATAGTTTTTTCCATCTGCGGCAGTTAGTTCCAAAATGGAACATACTGAATTCTCGTCTAACTCATTACTGGCAAAGATATTTTTTAGATGTTTGGTTATGGCTTGCCTCCCTGTTCCGAACAGTTCGGATATCTGCTGTTGTGTCAGCCATACGGTCTCATTTTCTAAACGGACTTCCAGACTTACAGCCCCTTCCGGTTGGTATAATACGATTTCACTCTTTTGTTCCATATCTGAATAGTTTTTGCAAATGTACATAAATAATTAAAAAACAGTGTCGAACTTCTGAATAATGGGATTGGCTTGCTCGATGTCGTGCGGCGTATATATATCCGTGATAAGAATAGAGGAATGCCGGGCTTGATCACGGACCGATATGTTATCGATCCGCGCCCGTAACATCGATGTCACCCCGGTATCTTTCAACGAATAGAATTTGTATGATGCTGGGAATCGAAGATTTTTTCGGACGTAGTGTGTCCAGTAGTCCCGAAATTGTTTCTCGCTTCTCCATTTCGGGCCGGGGGTAAGACCATCGGAAAATAAGTAATAATCACTCGGATAAGAGAAAGAACCGCAGTCTATCATCAACTCGATAATTTTCCGATTGATAGTCAATACTGCATCTTTGTGATTTTTTGTATAGTCGCTGTGAAGTAGGAGAGTGCCGGCCTTTACATTAAAGTCGCCGATACGAATATAACTTATCTCTTTGGGACGTACAAAACAATAGAAAAGAATATAACAAGCCAGTAGGAAACGTTTGTTTTTGGTTTTTAGATACTCTTGCAAACGGATCAAATCGCTTTCAGAAATGACTGTGCGCTGTTTCTTTATGGATCGTTTAGGGATAAGATCTATTCCGTCCGTAACCTTTTTATCGACATAGCCATGTTTGAGTAGATATCCGGCAAAAATTCGCAACCATGAAAGATAGTTATTCCGGGTTTGTGCACTGTTTTCTCTTTCAATGTAGATATGCTCGATAAACTCGTTTATATACTCCCGATTGAATTGATATATATAAGTAATGGGAACTTTTAAAGAGGCGTTATAGCGAACGAGGTTTCTAAGGTAAGAAATATATCCTATGTAGGTTTCTTCCCTCAAAACGCCATCAGTACGCAATCGAGTAATATAATTCCTGTATTTATCCGTAGCTTCTGAAAATAAAGCCAGTCCTTTCGAATGACATTCGTTAATCCACGGATTCCACCCCCGACGGAGCTGTTCATGAATCCGATTGATTAAATCGGCGGCGTATTTTCTTCGATCTGAAATTTTGGGTATGTGATTGATCTTGATTCTTTTGATTTTAAGTTTTCCCGCAATGGGACAAAAAGCGTAGAATCCTACATACCAATCGTTACCGGTTTTCCCGGTATAAAGTTTTGGAGGCGTATAAGAAATTACCTCCGAAGTCAGAAAATTTTTTTGAACAGACATTTTTTTTTAAGAAGAGATTATTTTTCAAATCTCCCCTTGATTAAACATCTCACATTTCTCTCCCGGTCATATTTAAACGACCATACCTAACAATCTAATAAATAGGTTGTTAGGTATAAAATTGTCGGGGTAGCGGGACCTTATTCAAGGGAAGAGGGTTATATAAATGATTGATTTTCAATAAAAAAATTAAGAG